GGAACTATACCATGACAATAGCAAGAAGCTAGAGACTACATCAAGCGGTGCGACAGTAACAGGGGTGCTTACTGCTGATGGCTTAGACTTAGGTGATAGTGAGAAAATACGACTAGGTGCATCTCAAGATTTAGAGATATATCACGATGGCTCAAACAGTTTCATTAACGATGTTGGAACTGGAAGTGTTGTAATGAGAACGAATGGTAGCTTCTTTCAGTTTGATACACCTTCAACAGTTATGGCTAAATTTATTAAAGATGGGGCAGTAGAATTAAGGCATAACAATAATCTCAAGTTTTCAACTTCTAGCACTGGTGCGACAGTAACAGGAGTGCTTACTGCTGATGGCTTAGACTTAGGTGATGATGAGAAAATACGACTAGGTGCTTCACAGGATTTAGAGATATTTCACGATGGTTCTAATAGTTTTATTAAAGATACTGGTACTGGTGATTTAGTAATAGAAGCAACGCATCTTAGATTTAGGGCGGCTAATGGTGAAACATACTTTCTTGGAACAGCTAATGGTGCAGTAGAACTTTACTACGACAACAGTAAAAAGATTGAAACTACATCTACTGGTGCGACAATCACAGGCACAGCTAAAGCTACCACAGCATTTCAAGTTGATGGTGCATCTTCTGGAAGCGGATTATTCGGTGCGTCAGGTTCATCTGGTGGCGCAAAAATTAATGCCAGTGCAGGAAGTGACGCTACAACTTTTATAGATTTTGATGCTCCTGATATTAGTGCTAGTGGGGGTGATATATTTTATAGGTTTGGACGAGGTACTACAGAAGCCACTGATGAATTAAGTGCATTAGTTTTTTATGCACATGATAGTGGTAATAATCCTGTTTTCCAAGTTACAACAAACTCTGATCTAACATTAACTTCTTATGATGCTGGTTCATCAGAGAACCCCACACTAGATTTATACAGAAACAGTGCAAGTCCTGCCACAAATGATAAACTTGGTCATATCAATTTTAGTGGTGAAAATGATGCTGATGAGAAAATCGTATATGGAGAAGTGGAGGGTCAAACTACATCAGCCGCAGATGGTAATGAGTACGGTGCTGTTAATATAAGTGCAATGATAAATGGCACATTCACACAACATTACAGTGCTATTTTTGGAGAAAATAGATTCAGTAGAAACATTCGCTTAAATACTGGAATTAATTTATTGTTTGAGGGGGCTACGAATAATAACAACGAAACGACCCTGACTGTCACCGACCCCACAGCAGACCGCACCATAACATTACCTGATAGCACAGGCACTGTTCAATTAACTAGTTCATCAGACAGACGTTTAAAGAAAAACATAGAACCAGCATCATCTGCATCTCAGAAAATAGATGATATCAATGTCTATCAATTCGACTGGATAGAAGATAACAAGCATGAAGATTTCGGTGTCGTAGCACAGGAGATGCAAGAGGTATTTCCTGACTGTGTAGCAGTACAAGACCCAGAGACAGGCTATCTTGGAATAGATTACAGCAAGCTCGTTCCTGTGTTGTTAAAAGAATTAAAAGATTTAAGGGCAAGAGTTGCTGATTTAGAGAATAAAGATGGATAAGTTAACAGCACATGAAATGATTTGTGAAGAACGCTACAAAGGTCTAGTTGAGAAATTAGAGGACATGAACAAGCGTATGTGGCGGTTAGAAGGATTGACGATGGTATCAACAATAGCGGTGGTAGGAGCAGCTGTAACAGTGGTTACGTTGATAGTGTAATGGTTGACCCAATTTCAGCAATGGCAATCGCTGGTACTGCTTTTAATGCTTTAAAAAAAGGTGTATCCATTGGTAGAGACATCGAGAGCATGGGCAAAGACCTCTCTCGATGGATGTCTGCTGTATCTGATGTAGATAGAGCGCATCATGAGGCAAAAAACCCACCTATATTTAAAAAACTATTTAATGGTGCATCTGTTGAGCAAGAAGCTATAGAGTTATTTACTCAGAAGAAACAACTTGAAAATCAAAGAGATGAATTGCGTAAGTTAATATCTTCTATGTGTGGGCCTAGTGCTTGGCAAGAACTTATTCGTATGGAAAAAGATATTAGGCAACAACGCAAAGAAACTATTTACAAGCAACGTGAAGCTCGTAAACATTTCATGGAAGCAATAGCAATTATATTTTTAGGAATAACTATTGTAGGTTTCTTTGTCTTAATACTTTATCTTTGGCATAACAAAGGCTAGACATGATACAAAAGAAATTAGAAAAAGATAGTAAATACAGTTACTTAGATGTAGATGGTGACGGTATAGTTGATGATGATGAAATGCGTTTACATGACATGGAGATGCAAGACAGAAAAGAAAATGCACAACTCCGCAAACTAACAGCACAAAGACGCATGGCAACAGCCGTGTTATGTTTTATGGCTGTATATACTTTGTTAATGTTTGCGCCTTTTGTTCCTGATACACGTATCAAACTACTTACTGATTTGTCAAACTTGCTGTATATAACAGGCGGTGGTATAGTAGGAGCATACATGGGTGTTAGCGCATGGCTGAGTAAAAAATGATAGAAATACACCACAATGCAGAGATAGCGTGGGTGCTTGTGGTAGCAGTGTGGGGTAACAACGGTATAGATTGGCATCCTATTGGTCAGATGGTATTGCAACAACCTATGTTAGAACAGCAATGTAATTGGTTAGCAAGAGATGAAATGTGGGAACAATTTTATGGTAACCAATATTACAAAATGACTGCTCAATGTTATCCAGAGGAGTAGCAAATGATACAAGCATTGATAGGGCCAGTAACAGGATTATTAGATAAGTTTGTTGAGGACAAAGACCAGAAGAACGCACTTGCCCATGAAATCGCCACACTCGCAGAAAAACAAGCGCACGAAGCGCAACTCGCCCAAGTCGAAGTCAACAAAGCAGAAGCCCAGCACAGGTCAATATTTGTTGCTGGATGGCGTCCCTTTACAGGATGGGTCACTGCGTTCGCGCTTGCGTACCACTTTATCATTACTCCGTTTATTCTTTTCGCAACTGCGATTGCTGGTATTGAAATACCTGAACTACCTAGTTTCGACATGGAAACCTTAACAACTATTCTGCTTGGAATGTTAGGTCTTGGTGGTATGCGTAGCTTCGAGAAGTTTAAAGGAGTATCTAAATGAGAAAGTTTGCTAAAGTTGCTAAGACAAAAAAAGGTGTGCCAAAGAAATATGTTAAGGGTGCAAAGAACCCTAAGAAAAGAGAAGCAGAGATAAAGCGTACCTCAAAGTTATATAGACAGGGTAAACTTACACCAGCTATGATGGATAGAATTAGTAAGCAGAGGAGCAAAGGATGAGCAAAGCAGCCGTTGTAGCAAAGTATTCTAAGTCATCTGGTATATCTAAAGGCACGTTAGGTAAGGTATATCAAAGAGGATTAGGTGCATATTATTCTAGCGGTAGTAGACCTAAAGTATCAGCACATCAGTGGGCAGCTGGGCGTGTTCGCTCATTTGCAACAGGCAAGGGTGGCGCACGTAAAGCAGATGCTGATTTAACTAGAGGTGGTAAAAAGAAAAAGGCAAAAAAGAAATGATGACGAAACAGCAAAAGGCAAAGGTCAAAAAGGTAGCTTCTGGCTTGCGTAAAGCATCACGTTCTCATGCAGGACAAGCTAAATCACTACAATCTTTATTGAAAAAGAAAGGTAAGAAATAATGCCAGGTAAAAAACTATCGCCGAAACAAAAAAAACTTGCTCAAGTAGCATCACCGCGCAATAAAATAACTGGTGCTGATTTTAAGAAACTTAAAAAGAAAAAGAAATGAACCTAGATAAATTAAGAGAAGAGTTAGCTGAAGATGAGGGGTGTAAGTACGAGATATACCTTGACCATCTGGGCTTACCTACATTTGGTATCGGACATTTAATTACCAAAGATGACCCAGAATGTAGCATGGGAGTTGGCACAGTTATAGAACAAAGCCGTGTACAATCAGCATTTAATCTTGATATAACAGTTACTATAGAAGATTGTCATAGGTTATATAAAGATTTTAATGAGTTACCAGAAGAAGTTCAGTTGATAGTTGCAAACATGATGTTTAATCTAGGCTATCCAAGGCTATCTAAGTTCAAGGGCATGAAGGCAAATGTAGATGCAAGAGACTGGGCTGGTGCAGCAGATGAGATGGTAGATTCAAGATGGTACACACAAGTAACAAACAGAGCTAGACGTTTGGTAGATAGAATGAGACAGGTAGATGGTAGCGAAACGGTTTCAGAATCCTAGCGGTGGTTTAAACAGGGCTGGTAGAGCGCACTTCAAGCGCACTACTGGTGCTAATTTAAAACGTCCTGTAAAGTCCGGGGACAATCCAAGACGTGCTAGTTTTTTGTCAAGAATGGGTAATATGAAAGGGCCAGAACGTGACAGTAAGGGAAAGCCTACGAGATTACTACTTAGCCTTCGTGCGTGGGGTGCAAACAGTAAAGCTGATGCTCGTAAAAAAGGGGCATCAATCAGCAAACGCAACAAAGCCAAGAAGTAAAGAGGTCGCGTACCTCAAAGGAAAGAAAGAAAAGGAGACTGATATGCCAATGGGTAAAGGTACATATGGTTCTATGAGAGGTAGACCAAAGAAGTCACAAGCTATGAAAAAGCAAGCTGCGACTGCTATGGCTATGAAGAAAGCTAAGAAGAAGCCTAAGAAGAAGATGTAACGGTGGAGTAAAACTTTTCCTTAAATTTTATATTGATACAGTTCTGACAAATAATTTTCTTTGTTCTTATGTATTCAATAAGTTTCTTTGGTTGCCACTTTATATAATTGTTTTGAGTTTTTCTATCTAAGTCTTCAAAGGATAAAGCGTAAGCATTATCTTTGTAGCTACAGACATGGCATCCTTGTGATTGTTTGTATTTGTTTAGCCAGTACCTTCTTCTATTATATTTTTTATAATATCTTTGCTCTCTTTCTTTTCTCTTACGATATTGAGCATCATATTTATCTTCTTTGTATCTTAGGTAATCTTGCCAAGCTCTATGGTCATCATTGATATCATTTTTAATTGTTATATTATTATTATTATTGTATGATATTTTTATATCCTTCATGGATTTCCTCCCTGTCAAACTGCCCCTGTCTAGTTCTCATCTACACAGGGGTTTTTTTATTTAAAATGGTGAGTTCATTTTTTTAATAGCTGGTTGGAATGGGTTACTCACACTACCATCATCAGTTACTTCAGAAATACGAAGGTTAAATTTCTTCTTACCTCTGGCAGTTTTGTATTCTGATGCGTATAATTGTAAAGAATATGTTTTACTTGCTTCAAGTGTCACAGTTTCTGCATCTATAGAATTTGTATTCTTATTCCAAGTACCAATTTGTGTAATGTTCTGACATAATAAATTCTCATTTTTTGTTTCTGTTGGTTCAAACAAAGTTACGTCCATTATTTTAGTATAAGTTGCCATTTTTTTCTCCTATTTTGATGTAATTTCTGTCCATTTATTTCTGAACAGTTTTTGTATTATCTTGTGGTCTATTGGATATCTTTGTTCTATTTCATTTATAAATGCTTTGTTCTTGGTATGCCAAGCACTAGCATTCTCTATTGTTACAAAGTTATCAATGTGAAAGCTGACCTGATATACTTTTAATTCAAAGGTATCTAATTCTCTTGCTTGGTCTTCAGTTTTTGTATCCCTGATAATAGATGGGCCATCTTCTATAGGCTCTTCTACTTCAGGTTCAGGTTCTGGCTGATTTGTAAACCGATTAGGGTTTTGAAAACTATCAGCTTCTTCTTCTGAATACACAAACCCACTAGCACCTATGAGTTTAAGTATTACCCTGTCTTTGGCACGTTTCTCAGACATAGCAAATGGATAGCTATTCTTTGAATTATGTGGACTAGCTTCACCTATTGACCATGCAGTTTTATCTCCATTAGTTCCTTGTACGAGCATAGCAACAATACCTTTTTCTGCTATTGTTTCTATGATAGTAGGCTTATCAAACATAATGCCTTGATGCTCAGCAATACGCTCTAACGCATCGTGATATATTACAGGAGTGCCATGACAATCCCAAGTAGCTTCTTGTTCGCTCATGCCAACAGCCTGTATCAAGTCTTTAAGATGTTGTGGTATCTGTCTTTTTTTCATCGCCCTGCCTTATCAATCTGTTGTTTTCATTTAATAGAGTTACAAACGCTTGTAGGTTTTCTGTCATTGCATCTAATTCTTTTATTGTTTTAGATAACTTTATATTCATAACATCTATTTGTTGTTGTAGTTCATTTTGAAAGTCATTCATCTTTTGTAAATCTTCTTTCATTAGTTGTTCAAATTGTTGTTCTGTCATTCTATTCCCCATTGTAATTGTGCAATTTTATGTATGTCTGGGCCGTGATAGTTTTTTATTCTATCAAAGTCTGGTTGAACCATATCAAAGAGTGTGCGCCAGTTACCCCTTGCGTTTTTTAGTATGTTTTGTTGTACAAGCCATCTTTGTTTGACTAAGTTAAAGTGATAATCAAGACTATCTTTTTTAAGCAAGTCAGTTGTTTGTGCTGTGGCTATCTCAAATCCCTTTGATGTTACGAATAACAATGCAGGTTCTAGCCCTGTTGCTTTGTGATATACTGCCTGTTGAATTACCTGATTTATTGTAGGTTCGGTTCTAGGTGATGGTATTCGCCATGACCTAGTACCGTCCTTCTTCATTGGATTACGTGTGGGAAAGCTGCACTTTAAATCAAGCTCTAGTTTAGCTGATGCGTAATCAAGATACATCATACATGGCACATCAATACCATCTACATCCATCCATCTTTTGTACTCACCTTCGATTTCCTGATTGCCAAAATATTCTCTCATACCTTGTAATGCATGAGAAGCCATCTCGCTAAGATGGTTTTTGATTTCAGCGTGTTCTTCTGCATCCCTGCCATCATCAAAACCTCTTGGTTTATAAAGGCTGTATTTATAAGCAACTTCTCGTAGTGCTTGCTCAAAAGACTTTTGTTCTTGCACTCCTCTTGCTTTGATGTAGTTATCAAGACCTAAAGCTAAATCTACTATCTTCTGGACAGCCTTACCGCCTTCCATTTTAGCAGAACCTGGGTATCCTATCTTTAAATGATGGTCTATGAATAGCTTTAAGAAGTAATCATCAAGAGGTTGTGTACCACCTGATGCACTTACGTGCATGGCTCGACTGCCATATTCTTTTCTATAATCTGGTATCATTGTTTTCTCCTTCCTTGACCCTTCATATCATACCTATTGACAATATGTCAAATAGTTATTATGAATTATTTATTAACAAAAGAAAAGGACAATGAAATGGAAAACAAACAAGCATATAAAATGGTAAGAACAACTGACCCTGATACATCTATAGATGCAGCTATATCAATAGACCCAACACGATTGGAGTCTTTAGTATTAGATGCAATTAGACATTTTGGTGAATCAGGTGCAACTATGGATGAAGTTGATAGAGCATTACCTGACGTTAGAGCTGGTAGTATCTCACCAAGGTTCAAGCCATTAATGGAAAAGGGTTATGTTATTGGAGATGGTAGGACACGTAAGGCTATTTATTCTAATAAACAACAAAGAATTTTATGGGCAGTTGAATTTTACAAGGAAGAAGAGCAATGACATTAGATGAACACATAAAAAATCGTGGTATATCTCGAAGATATTTTGCAAAGATAGCCAAGCTAGATCCATCATCAATTACTTTATTGATACAGGGCAAGCGCAAACCATCGCAGAAAACACTCACTAAAATATTTATTGCTACGAAAGGTGAGGTTACAGCGGATGATTTCTATCATGGTTGATATAAAAATTGGTGATTGCAGAGATGTATTAAAAACATTGCCAGATAAATCTGTA